TGAACTTAGAGACCACTTTAAGTTTGAGGTTCCTAATGCAAAATTTATGCCACAATACCGTGGTAGAAACTGGAACGGAGAGATTCATCTCTTTGATATGCGTTCCAAACAAATCTATGTCGGTCTGTTAGATAAGATTGTATCCTTCTGTGAGAATTATGGATACACCTATAAGTTTGAAGACAATAAGTTTTACGGCACTCCATTTGAAGAGAATGATAATATCTCAATGGAGGGTGTCAAAGATTACATGTATTCTATTTGCTCTCATACTCCCCGTAAATACCAAGTTGAGGGAGTATACGGTGCTCTAAAGCATAATAGAAAGTTACTGATAAGCCCCACTGCTTCAGGCAAATCTTTGATGATTTATTCTCTTGTGAGATATTATGTAGACCGAGGAGAAAAAATCCTTTTAGTTGTTCCAACGACATCCCTTGTAGAGCAGATGTACAAGGATTTTCTTGATTATGGTTGGGATGCTGAGTCATACTGTCACAAAATTTATTCTGGTAGAGAAAAGAGTAACGATGCTCCAGTGACAATTACAACTTGGCAATCTGTATATAAACTAGAACGATCTTTCTTTGAAGAGTATGGTTGCATTATAGGCGATGAAGCACATTTATTCAAGTCTAAATCTTTGATACAGATTATGACTAAACTTCATCATGCGAAGTATAGATTTGGTTTCACAGGTACATTAGACGGCACACAGACTCATAAGTGGGTGCTTGAGGGTCTCTTTGGTCCATCATATAAAGTGACTAGAACTGATGAGTTGATGAGACAGGGACACTTGTCACAACTTGATATTCAGTGTCTTGTGCTCAAACATGCACCACAGACGTTTGAAACATACAATGATGAGATTGAATATCTTATTTCTCACGAACAAAGAAATCGTTTTATTAAAAACCTTGCACTAGATCTTAAAGGGAACACCCTTGTTCTTTTCGCAAGAGTCGAAGCACATGGACAGGTACTCTACGATCAGATAAATAATAACAAGGGTGACGACCGTAAGGTATTTTTTGTACATGGTGGAGTAGATGCAGAAGAAAGGGAGTTAGTACGAGAGATCACAGAACGAGAAAACAATGCTATCATCGTTGCCTCTTATGGAACTTTTAGTACAGGTATCAATATTAAAAAACTCCATAATGTTATCTTTGCCTCTCCAAGTAA